GCCGAATTATAATGTCATCACCGAACACAAACACAGACCTAGCCGCCCTTTCCAGGGCAACCAAACCCATATTAGTGTTCTTAATCGCTGCGGCTGTCAGAGCCCAGAAAACCAACGCTTCAACGGGAAAGCATAACGCTGACCCCATAGGCGCAAATTTTCTTAAAGGCAAGACAGTTCCATCAGGAAGCTTCGTTGCGACAGATCTGCAAGCCATCAAAGTTCTCTTCCACATTTCAGGGAAGAGGTACTCGATATGGCTTGTTAAGACCCGGTCGCTAGCCTCCTTCATATCCAGTGTTACCCATCGGCCACTTCTGGAACCCAACAGAGCCATTCTCCTATTGATCGTTTGGTCGCGAAAATTAACGCGACCGCGTGTCAAAGGATGAGATTCGATGATCTTCACGATCTTCGACATCATGCCCTGCTGGATCCATTGGTACTCCAACGGTTCACAAGATATTAACCGCGGCCCACGTGAATCCTTAGGGACAAGCACAACTTTCGCCGTGCCTGCCTCGTGGGGACTCCACGTTTCGTAGAAGTTCTTAATGTCGTCTCTATAATGAGTAGCGTTATAGAAGAAGTACTCCGGGTAAGGGAATACCTGATCCAGAGCACGATAAAAGCGCTTAAAGCGCATCTTCTCATGAGGCTTCTCACCAGTGGAGACGGCACCAGGACCGTGACGAGGCACTATTGCCTCAACGTCGCACTTCTCGCCTAGCACCGTATGAATTAGGTGCCGAGCGATACGTAACGCGTTCTTGTCACCAGACGAAAGGTTCTCGTAATTAAACGAGGTAGCCTTGTCTGTCTCAACAAAAGTCTTTAAGACTTCTGTTTCTTGGGCTGTGGTATATGGCAACTCTAGTTTGTAAAACATGAACAAGAGTTGACGCAGATGACCTAGCGCATGCCCGCGACTAACCACCGCGGGAGGTTCGGACGCTTCACAGCGTTCGGAGCCACTTACATCGAACACCCTGCTAAAGAGCCAACCCATTAATTTGGGGAGCTGTGTGCCCGGAGCTTTGGAAAAGCCCGGACATTGTAGCGGAGTACCGGAAGATAAAGCCATATCAACGGCCTTACCTAGTTTAGGTAGAGTCTTTGTTAGAAACTCGATTCCTTCGGCATCTAAACGACGGGACAGAATTGTCCTATCGCGTTCGATTTCAATGCTTGTAGCTGCAGATGCACTAGCCACATCAGTGTAGCTAGCAAAGAAAAGACGCTTATAGAGTGAGAACTCTACGGCGTCTAGGCTATTATGGATCCCCATAAGGGTAGTCCTCCTAGTCTCTTGCTACACCGACCCAATCACTTGACAATCTATGCTGGAAAACCATAGTGAGACACACGCGGCTCGCAAATACCTGATTAAGGTAGCTTGCTGACGTGTGCCCCACTACTGAGAATTAAATCTCTTGGTTCAGGAGCTTATCGAGCTGGCCAGATGCCATAATGACATCCAAGACCGCTCCAATTTGCTCCTTTAGCACGGTATTCGTAATTGCGCCGCCCGAATTAACGGGGCGACGAATGACGATGTGTACTTGCGAGGCGGGAGTGATCCCGCCCGTATCTGCCAGGTCAGAGTCCAGCTTTTGATAGCTGTGCTTGATTACTGACGATATCTGTTGATTGAACCCGGTGCCGGTGATCCTATGTTGAATAGTAAGCACTTTAGGCGTCGTGGTAGAAACAGCAGCAACACTCCGTGTACTTCCAGTCAAATCAGTGCCGCGAAGCGCGTAAGTTAGCGCTCCCGCACTGCCCGGCTTAGTGCCGGTACCGTTATCGGTTACTGTCAAGTCGTTTGTTAGCATATCTGAGACCTTTCTAAAGGTTAATGTTTGCTGTGGCACCTAGAACAATGTCTAGATGAGGTCCTGAGCAATAGCTCAGTACCGTTGATAAATCCGGCGAGAGTTATTCAAGAGTAGGCTACCCGCTAGGGCAGCTTGTCTCAAACGTATCCCCCGGACGTGCGCCGCATGCTGGCTCGGGTGGGCCAATACACGGTTGAAGAATCGGGTAAAGTTGCGTGCAACACATGCCGTTGTATTCCCATTAGGGGAAGCCGGACGTGGGGCAAGAGTGCCCCTATCAGTGAGTACGCAATCCACTCCGCATTCCTTCGAGTAGGCCATCGAATGGCAAAACTCGTGTATTACGGTAGTAATGGGGAAGTTATCCCGCGCGAAACCGCGCAAGAATGAGGAACCATCGACAACCCAGTCGATTAGAAAGGTCCACGGTGTGGCGTTCCAGAGTATCCCAGGGTCTAATCTGACCCCGAGAGTATCTAGAAGCG